ACCAGCGCCAATTACACCGGATGCTCTGGCGCGAGCAAGCCTTCCGGTCCCAAGACCCATATTATATGTGGCGCTATTAATAGCACGCTGAGCTTTGCGATAAGCGCCTTCCCCGGGGACCGCTGGTATGTTTGCTTCTGGCAGTTTGTTTAAGTCTACATTTATTTTTGCACCAGTATCAAAACGAGGAGCAAGTTCGCGCTCTACTCGCGCAAGGTCTTTGTACACCTGCTCAGCCCTCGCTGCCCTTGCGGCAGAAGAGGCTGCGGTCATAGAATTGTAGGCTGGCGCTGCAATTCCAGTGCCGATTCGGGACGGCATCCCCGGAGCAAGGGCCAGTCCAGTTGCGATTGTACCAGCAACATTCTCTATCTTGTTTATTCTATCAAGACCTTCCGCCGTGTCGCCATATAAATTTTTTGCAAGCCAATACTTAGCCTGATCGTAATAACTTGGATCGTATGAGGTTATTGAACCAGAAGAAGGCAGAATGTTCTTCTCTGCATATTCCTGCTGCTTATATCTCTGCCACTGCTCAGGTGTTGGCGAGCTTGGAAGGTCGTATTTTTCACCAAGATCCCTTATAAGCTTATTGGCGTCTTCACTTTTGGACGGCTTGGAGATCTTAGGTGCATTCACAGACTTAATTTGAACAGGCTGCCTTTGTGGGCCGACCTCTATTGACCTGACGCCACCACTTGCGCGAGAAGAGCTTGGGGCTGTACGAGATGGTTTGCTAAGCTCCCCGCCACCGGGGCCAGAGCTTCGCGCAGGCGCAGATTTAGCGGCTGCTTGACCTGAGTCACGAGCGCCGCCACCATAGCTAGATGACTTTTTTGACGATACAGATGATCTTTGGCTGGGCGGTGGGGGCATCTTATCTCACCCTTTTAGGACGCCGAGAACGGCGCGGACGACGGGCCTCCGAAAGCGCAATGGCAACAGCTTGCTTCGGGTTTGTGACCTTCTTGCCGGAGCTAGACTTGAGGGATCCAACCTTGAATTCGTGCATCACCCGCTTCACCTTGCCGGGACGAGTAATCTGCCTACCCATGTTTGCACGCGCCATTGCCATTATTCACACCGCTTCTTTTGGTGGTTCCATTTACCGTTCCTCCGGATGCAGTCTCGCCATGCGGCTTCCTGCTCCGGAGGCATTCTCTTTGTAAGTATTGGGAGGACGGATTTAACCACCGCACCCAACATGCCCAACCAAAACTTCGGGCGTTGGGCAACGAGAAAGCCACCTGCCCCGATCCCCACGAGGAACACGAGGACGGCAGCCACCTCGATCCAGTTCATCAGGCAGCCTTCTTGGCCCAGATAGACCAGCCAGCCGTAAACAGGACGCCGACGGCACCCAGAACGGTCTCAAGCGTACCAGCATCAACGAGGCCCTTAGCAACGAAATAGCCACCAGAGGCAGCCAGAACGGCGCGAACCACGCCCCAAACCATATCCTTGGACATTTGATCTTCCTATTTTGTGCCGGGGTATGATTTCCACGGCAGTTGGTAATGAGGCCCATCTTTGAAGGAAACCCAGTCCCCGCCCCATTCGATGGGAACCTTCTCTGCCTTAGCGGCAGCCTTCATGGCACTAGCTATCTTACCATATAACGGCCAGTCCCATCTAACGGCCCCGTCAATAAGAGCCACAACGTCAATCGCGTGGCTGAAGCCATTCGGGGCCGGTATATGGCGGCTCTTTAGGGTCTTAGAAGCCCCCTTCTTGACGAGGACCTTCTGTTCCTCAAGGGTGCGAACCCCACACGTAATACCGAACGTGAACTGCTTGTCCTTCCAGTCCTTGGCGCAGCGCATAACCACGCGCACAAGATCCGGGTGTACCCCCTTAAGGCGAGCAAGAGATGTCTTGCTAAATTCCATCACACACCCTGAAGAACAACAAAATCATCGGCGGTAACACCGGCAGAAGTTGCGAATGCGGCCCACTGCTCGATCTTTAGGAGGACAACGGTATCCTTGATGCCACATCCGTTCGTGTCGAATATAGCGACCCCGATAGATACAGAACCATCGGGCTCATCAATAAAACCAATCAGGACCGTTTTGCCCGGCACAGGATTGGAGCCTATTGCAACCCGATTCTTGTTCAGCCTGTTCACAAGCTTCACGGCTGCATCAGCCTTGGCGATCATGATTATCGGGGCGAGAGTCTTAACTTCCTCAACGAACGCATCAACCGTCACGCATTCTTGGGCGTTTGCGGAGATTGTGGAAACAAACACCGCAAAAGCTGCGGCGATTAGCGTGCGAACGGCCATGATGTTAGCATCTTCGTCACAAACGTGGCTATGGCAGCAGAAGCCCCGCCAACAAGCATGAGGACCTTCCATCCACCGCTTGCCTTGTCGAGCGTTGCCCGAATTGCCTTTACGTCATCCTTGAGTTCAGCCATGTCTTTCTCAAGGCGCTCAACCTGCACTTCCATTCTAGCAACCGAAATCTCAACTTTTGTGTCCATGGCTTTACCTAAACCTCGCCGTCTTCGCGGCAATTCGTTTGGGTTGTGCGACAAACTGCTTACCGGCTTTTGTTCCGGCACGCTTTGCGCGGGTTGTGGCCGCGTATTCTGCGGGGCTTAGTGCCTCACGGGCCTTCTTGGGAAGGTAGCGTTCGCCCGTCTTGCCTGACGGCTTACCGCTCTTTGTGCCCCACTCCTCCTTCGTCCACTTTGTCATGGACTTCTGGGCAGATGTCTTGGGGCCGGTATAACCACCGCCACGCTGCTTGTAGATCTTGCCAGCCAACTGCATCGCCCGGGCGGAGTGTTTGCCACCCATCTTTGCCTTCGCCTCTGCTTTTGCGCGAGACCAGAGCGCTTCGTTGGTGCGGCCCATTCTAGCAGTTCCAAGCCCGAAGGCTTTTGTTGATGCGGCTGTTAGGATCGTTAGCAGTCTTGGCGGACGTGAGCTTCTTCTTCATGCCCTTCATCCGGGCGCAAAATGAATCACGCCGCTTTCCGCCTTCCGGCTGCGGACGCTTCAGACCCGGCTTCCCGGGGTTTGCACGATTATAGGAAGCCCGGCCCTTGGCATTTAAACCACCAGCGGGGTTCTTGCCTTCCTTGCGCGTCCATGCAGGAGACTTGGCCATGTATCACCCGTAGAAGATTGTGGCGGTAACGCTGGAGCCGAGGCCGACAAAGATGCCGTTCTCGCAGAGGATGCCCTCTCCGGGGATCTTAACCGGAAGGCCAATCGTGTTGTATGTATCAAGCTCAAGGTAAAGCTTGGTGTACATATCGACCGTACCGTTTGCCGTGCCGGACGTAACAGACGTGACCGTGAAGGTGTTCGCAGTTACGTTGGAAACCGTGTAAACGCCATCACGCATCGTTGTGCCCGTGGCAACATCGAGGAAGACTCGATCACCGTTGGTCAGGCCGTTGCCGGTAATTGTGACCGTCACGAGGGTGCCAGAGCGGGACCATGTTCCGGACTGAACAACCGTCGGATCCGCGACGGCAATGTTTCTGGCCGACACAGTTGAGCTTGTCACGGTAATGCCCTTGAGGCGGGTTCTGTAATTAACAGCAGTCCCCGACTCCTTGGCAATGTAAGACTTTACGTCGTATTGCATCATGACATCACCCGTAGAAGATGGTTGTTGTCACGGATGCGCTGGGAATGCCTACATAAATCCCGTAGTGGGCAAGAACACCCTCACCCGGGAACAACGTGTAGTACGATGTACCGCTTGAACAATCGAATTCAGCCAAAATGTCGGCATACATATTCACGTTGCCGCTGGTCGTTGCGGAGGCGACCGTGACTGTAAACGTATTTTGAGCCACGTTCGAAACCACATAAGCCTCGTCCTGAGCCGTGCCGGACGTGAAGTCCAAGTACACTCTATCGCCGTTCGAAAGCCCGTGGTTTGCAATCGTAACGGTGCAAACGGTCGACCCCGGCACATCGTATGTACCAGAGACATATGCGTTGTCGCAAAATGAGATGTTATATGTGACAGATGTAGACGGCGAAATTACAACGCCCTTGAGGCGTGTCTTGTAGTCTACCGCAACACCGGATTCGGTGTTATGGAACGAATGAACGTCGTATTGCTGAGCCATGAGCGCCTCCCGTAGCAATGATGACGGGGCCGAAGCCCCGCCTGTTACGAGGACGAGATAGCGCCCGCCGTGTCAACGCGGAGCCAAGCCGTGCCGTTGGAGAAAGCGATGATCGGAGCGCCGTTGCGGCCATTGCTGACATAGATCATGCCGCCCGTGCTGAGAGTAGCATCGGGGACTGTCGCCACTGTGAATGTGTCGGAGACCTTTACGGGGCCTGAAAAGGTTGTGTTAGCCATTGTACTATCCTTGCAGGATGTGGTTCCGCAGTCTCTGCAAGCGTCTGCCGGGACAGTCTGTCGGAACCGGGTTTACCCGGTCGCCCAAATTGCTGGGGATGTCATAATTTTAGCACATAAAAAAGAGGCCCCGAAGGGGGCCTATGCTTGGTCAAACTTGTTGCTTTTCCTGTGGTTGTCCGACGCCGGTATGGCCCGCAAGTTCCAAGGAACGTGGAGACCGGACACCTTTTTGCCATTTAGCGGCACAATGTGGTCTACGTGGTACATAACGCCGGTCTCGTTGGTGAGACGGAGGGCCTCCTTATATATCAAGGCAATTTGAGCCTTATGCTCCTTCGTAAGCCAAGGCGGGGTCGCCTGCTTTACCTTGGCGCGGCGGAAAGCCTGATAACTGCGTTTCTTGTCTACGTTATTGGCACGCCACGCTATGTCTAGTTGTCTTTTCTTCTCGGGGTTTTTCTCTTTCCATTCCTTGCTTCTTTTGCGAGCGGCTGCTTTAACATCTTCACGATCAAGGTATTTACGCTTTTCTGCTTTTACCTTTTCCGGATGCTCCTTGCGCCTTCTCTCATTTCTCGCAAGATATTTCTCGCGATTGCGCTGGTACTCTTCACGACTTTGCAGTTTTCTGTCTTCGTCAGTTACAGTCCCCGGTGGGCGGCGCGTTATAAAAAGAGGGTCGCCGTGACGCTTGAATCGTAAGTTGTGTTTATTGCAAAAGCCGTTCTTTACAGCTTCCGAACAACAATCATGAACTGAGCACTTCTTTTTCATGGCAACAATATAAACAAAAAAGGCCCGGGTCGCAAGACCCGAGCCAATTTTTTTTGCTGTGAACGCAATTACGCGCCCGGAGAGCCCCAGATGCCCAAAGGATCGCTCACTCCAAAAGAGTAACGTTCGCGCGCCTTATACCGCACGTTGCCTGTATCGAAGTCGCCATCCATAGATGTAGACATCGGTGTACGCACGAAGTGCTTCATGCCGTTCGGAACGTCCGTGATCAGGTAGTACGAGTCGGTGTCGGTCAAGTAGTGGTTGACCGAGTAGCCTTCCGGAATCGTACCGTTGTTCTTGATCGCGTTGATGTCGTTATCGGCAGTCGCTGTGCGGAGTTCTGTCTCCAGCAGGCGGGTAGCCACGAACATCAGGTTCGGCGGAACAACCAGCTTACGCGGACGGGCCGCGATGAGCAGACCACGCTCGTCCTTCCAGCCAGCGATCTGAATAACAGCGGCCTCAAGCGAGGTCTCGTTCAGATCAGCCGGGGTCGACTGCGTGTTGCTGTTCGTGCCACCGGACACCAGAGGGTGAGCGGTGTTGAACAGTGTGACGCCGTCGCCGGATGTAAACGCGCCACCAGAGAAGCCGTTGTTGAGCGGATAAGCCGCCTTAACCTGCTTCGTGTAGGCCATCGAGCGGGCGAGGGCCTTGGTGTAACGCGAGGACAGCGAATCGTACAGGTTGTCTTCCATCGCCTCTTCGGTGAGGGAGAAGCCCATAGCGATTGTCTCGTGGTTGTAACGAGCCGTCCAGACTTCCTGAGCGTTGTCGTAGCTGATGGCAGAACCTTCGGCCTTGACCGGGGCTGTGCCGAAGCCAGACAGCTTCAGTTCTTCTTC